TACAGGTTTAGGTGAAAATACAACAGTCTTTAATAAAAATGAAACTAAAATAATTCCAATTACCCAACCTCCAATCCTACCTGAAGCCGCGAAGATATTTCCAATACCTTTTAGTAGTTGTGAACCAAATGTTAAAACGAAACCGATAATGACTAATGTGATAATTCCTTCCATAATTTTATTTTTTTTATTTATACAAATATAGTGAATAATATTCACTTACACAAATTATTTAGCATAAAAAAACCTCAGTCGGTTAGAACTGAGGTTAAGGAAGATATATAATAGAGTATAGAACGCTGAGATTACACGTTTATGGTGACTTGTCTTTAGTGAGATTACCCTATATCGGTTGCTCATGTATCCACTATCGTTGCCGAAAGTATCAAGTCAGTGTCGGTTATTTGAGTGAACCACTCTTTTCGTTAACAACTACTCAACTACTACTTTACTCTGTCAAACCTTGCGAGTTCACTAAGGGACGGCCATCCCACCAGGTATTTGATAATTGACATCAGGAGACTTGCGGTCTACCAATGACTTCGTTAGTCTATTGACTCGAAGTGTTAGACACCTTTCGTTGTCAACGCCCGAAGAACTTTTGCTCTCTTTTAGTTTTAGTAAAAGTAACGATGGAAATGAGAAAGATGTGCTTCGGGAGAAGTTTCGTTTCTTTTGAAAACAAAATGCTTCACACCTCTCTGTAAGTCTGTCAACTTACGGTACTTCAGGAATACGTTAACTTATCGTATCGGAATTCCTTTGTACTGGTACTCAGCCCTACAACACCTGACAGGGTGTGTCGAACCGTCACCTGTAGCTTTTCCTATTGATATCACTATCTCAACTCTGATATTCCACGGACTCAGAGTGGTCTCGTCCCTTTAGCAGTTGCCCTTAGGGTCTTGACCGTAGCCACTTTGTTTAGTTGTCAGAGTAAACTCTGCGAATATTCACGATGTACTATTCTCGTTTCAATCCCTTTAGTCCCATTGCTGGGGTTATCTAACGACGCTAAACCGCCGTCAAATGTCATACTTAACCGTTTAAGAAAAAGGGGTTAATCTTTTGTATTCCTTTCACAAACTGTGATGGTTAAGGTGACACTTACTAATATTTTCAAAGAACGTCTTCAGTACTCTTACTGAATTGTTTTACAAAACTACAACAAATTTTTTAATCTGTCAAACTTTTTTTTAAAAACTTTCTGATTTTCTGTTGGGTAAGATATAAATACTCCGATAAATCTCAAAAGTTATACAAATATACAAAAAATTCACTCTCAGACAAGTCTTTTCGAGGTTTTTTTGTGTTTTGTACTAAAATAATTAAAGTTTAACCCTTAATCATCCCATGAGAATCAAAGTATTTATCTAATGCACCTAACCTATCATCTGCATCTACTAACATTACTAACGCCTCTTCAGCGTTTTTATAGAAGTCCCCCGTTGAGTGGTCTCCAATCCCTACTGCTTTACTACCAAGTAATTCAAGTGATAATAATGCCTTTGCTTTATCTGCCTGTGCAGATGTTCTTAACATGTTTACTAATTTGTTCATTTTAAAATTATTTTTATAAGTTTATTAAATTGTTTTGTCATTGGTTCGGGTAATTCATCTTTACCAAAATATCCACATTCCGTGTGTTCGTCTCCATCATAAGCATTTTCTAAATCAGGAAACATCTCTTCTTCAACATCCATAAGGTAGGTATAAAACATACCTTTAACTTTACTTCCGTCTCTGTTATACCTTTTTATTACCGCGGCAAACTCTATGTCTCCTAACACAGGTAAATCAGTCTCTTCTATAAACTCTCTAATCGCGGCATCTTTAGTTGGTTCGTCTTCTTCCACACTACCTGCGGGACATGACCAAAAACCTGGTAGAGTTGTTTGTGAGTTTCTCTTACAAAGTAAGACTTTATTATCACATCTTACGATTATTCCTGCGTATTTTTTCATTATTAGTTTTATTGGATATTTATTAGTATGAAAGTAATCATAGAAAATAATATTTTAAAAGTCAAAGTTTCTTCCACTAAAAAATCCATAACTGATGGGATGATGGGAAAAAGATTTGACGAATCCTTTGATGGTATGTTATTTTTTATGCCTGAACGTACTGAACAAAGTTTTTGGATGTATAATTGTATAATACCATTAGACATTATTTTCATAGATGGAACAACAATAACTAAAATTCATTCTAACTGTCAACCATGTAATGATAAAAAAAATTGTGAATCATATCAAGGTTTTGGTGATACAGTTTTAGAGGTCTCTGGCGGTTTTTGTGAAGAACAAGGCATAAAAAAAGGAGACGATGTCTCCTTCTCTTTATTTTAATACTATTAGTGTTTACTAAATTCGGTTGAGGTTTCAATTCCTACTATACCATCAATTAAATTTAACCCATTATCTTTTTGAAACTTTTCAACCGCTTTCTTAGTAGCATTTCCAAACTTACCATCAACACCTTCTTCACCTAAATCATAACCTTCTTTATCAAGTATTTTTTGTATTTCCTCAACACCTTCACCTTGTGAGCCTCTGGATATTAATTCAGAATTATCTCCGTTTTTTACTATATCGTTAATACTTAAATCTTCACGAGTAACGGTTCCTTCAACTTTATCTACTACTTGGTCTGGTTCAATAACAATTAATTCCCCCCCATCAAGACTATCTTTTAAAAATGGCCAAGGGTCAATAGTCCCTCTTTTATAACCACTTCTTTTTTCATACATAGAAAAATGTAAGTGTGGATGAGTTCCTTTAGCGTTACCACTATCACCCACAGTACCAATAAACGTACCTTTATTAATTTCCTCACCTTTTTTAATTTCATTAGATACGGAATCCAAATGAGCGTAATAGTATACAATACCATTCGTAAGTATACTAACTATTTTACCTCCTACACCTTTATCTTTTCTTCTAATTTTAATTACTTCACCATCCGTTGCTGAAATTAGAGGAGTACCTTTAGGTGCGAATATATCAATACCTAAATGACCTCCTCTGTGTTGATGTTTAGCATCTCCTGAACCATAATCACTGTTGTGAATTGCATCGTCTTTATCTAATACCTTTTTTTTACCTCTACCTAAACCAGATTCGTCATAACCTACATTAAATTCTTCATTACCTATTGGAAATAAAAAACTTGTCGACTCATTTAAAATCGACTCATTTAAACCTTTGGATTCATTTATTTTTTCTTTAAGTTTTCTTACGAATTCTTTTTGAATCATTTTAACAAACTTAACATATGGTGAATCACCTTTATCTTTATTGTATTTATATTTACCTTCAGGTTTTCTCTTACCTCTTCCGAAGTAATTTAACGCTGATATATTTGTAATACATTTGTGTCCACCTGAGTTAGCTTGAATCATTTCCCATGCCGGTACACCTAATTTATCTAATATTGCCCACTCATCTTCAGTTAACTTAGTTGATGGTTTGTCCATTATATCTTTTAATTTTTCCATATAGTCATCACCACCACTCATAGAACGAACCTTATCACCATAAAAGGCTTCTAAATCCGCATTAGTAAAACCAACTGATTCCTCACCAAATTGTTTATTACCTTCTGATATCCATTTTATAGTTGATAAAGGAATTATCTTTTCTCTTAATTGACTCTCCCATCTACTTAATACTTCTTGAGCTATATCACCTAAGTTAACACCTTTCAATTCTCTCTCACCTTTGAATGGGTTACATGACGCTTGTACTAACCCCATTGGCCAAGCGATTACTATAAAGTCAGCCTCAGGATTATTTTTGAATGGAGTATAACGGTCATAAGAACCTGGTTTGAACATTGAACCACCTCCGTATTGTACTATGATTCCATCATCAACATAAACCTTATCACTATCTTTTTGTTTCTGCACATAATCTTTTTGATTTAACGCCATCTCCTCAGGTAACGCATACCCCTTTTCAGCGGCTAATTTATTAATGTTTTGAAATATGTTTAATAGTGATGGTTGAGATGTCATTACTAAATCTTCCATAAAACCTGGTTTATTCTTATAAGCTAACATAAGTTTGTTAGTTGCTAAACCTAAGGCCATTTTATTTTTCTGTAATGATTTATCTTTTTGTAGTTTAAATACGAAATTCATTATATCTTGTGGTTCTAACCCATATTTAGCAAAATCCGCAGAATCAACTGTAGATATTAATCTAATATCATCGGCAGTAAAGATATCACTTGGTGACATTATTTGAGATAAGGTCTCAACATTTGAACGTGATGACCTGAATGATGTTGATGTATCACCTTCCACACCCGTTTGACTATCATGGTGGTCAGTATGTACTACAAACATTGGTTTTCCATGGGCGAAGTCAACTAAAACCGGCATAGTGTCACCCTGAGCGTCCTGTTTCTTTACCGCAAATTCCTTATCACCGTATTGTATTATTTCAGAATCAACAACTTTAATTCCGTTATTCTCTAAATAATTTTTCATAGCTAAAGCGGTAGTAACACCATCTAAATCTTGATGAAAATATATTTTAGCTTTATCATATCTCTTAGATAAATCGTTGATATTTCTTAATCCTGATTCTTTAATTAATTTTTTCATGATATAAACATATTTTTTTCTTTTGTTCTTCTATTTTTAAGTCCATCATTAGAGGACTTATATAATAGAATACTTTCTCCCGCTTTTATATATTGACCTGACTTAACATATTGTATAAATCTTGACATTCTAACTGAGTCACATCCAGTATTAAAAACTAATGATATTAACGAATCAAATTGTCCTTGAGTTAACATATACGTTTTTAATCCTTTATCTTTCCATTCTCCTAAAAATCTTCTAACACAGTTGGCAGCTTCAGAAGCATCTTTATAAAGTAACTCTAATGCAGTTTTTTTATCTATTACTAACCCTGACTTTACGTCTTTACCCGTATGACCATAACCTATTGTCCATACATCGCTAGTGTCTTTATAAGCTTTTAATACCGGTTCTTTTATATTACCAATCGGTTTTTTGGGGTCACCTTCTTCAAATTTAATATGGTCCCAAAAGTTTTGACTGGCCTTCATTGTCGTACCATCTTTTTTATCTGAGTCACCTTCAATTAAATACATTTTACGTATTTGAGATTCTTCCGATTCATTTATAAATAACTTTGACATAAAAACTTTTATTAATAAATATCTATAATAACAAAAAACCCCTCACTTTGTAGGGGTTTCACTCATTAATGATATTGAACATGCGATGATATTATCAAACCACACTTTTTTAGGTCCACTTAGACTTCCTTTTTTAAATGTTTTTACATGACCATCAGTTGTTACTATAGTAATTAAGTCGTGGTTCTTAATACTAATTTCTCGTATGTTCATCTAAAACTAACTTCAACTGTTTTTGTTCAGTTTGATACTCTTTTAATCTTTCTCTGGCAACTTCACAGTAATTTTTACTTATATCCATACCAATCCAAGGTCTACCTAACATTTCCGCAGCTAAACAAGTTGTTCCACTTCCGTTAAATGGGTCCATAATTACGTCTTCCTTATATGAAAGAATTTTAATTGCCCTATATGGAATATCTAAT